ACGAGTTTCCTCCATCTTATGAGGCTCACATTCAGCCATCCGCTCACGAACATATAGGACTAGACTTAGACGTTCGAATCCTTCTTCGCAGGAAACCAGAGGAACATTTCCATGGATACAGTGCGCGTCCATCATGATCATATCACCAGGCTGCACATTCACAGCCGCACGATACTCCGGAAAGCAAAGATAGAATCCATCAAACTGTTTCCCATTAGAAACAACAATTAGATTGCTGAAGCCACGCGGATTGCGCCCAGAAACGCCAGGATCACATAAGTCTCCAGCATCACGATGGCATGCAGTGCGAAAGCTTTTATTGATAGTGATAGTCGTGTAAACTGTGTTACCAACCATGAATTGCTTATCGATATTTTGAACATAATCTTTTTGTCCTTTCCAACGAATGGGAACATTCTCTCTGAAAACTTCAGAAGCAGCCTCAAGCAACGGCATGGCAGCATTGTACTTCTCTGGATTGGCTGCAGTCCACCCTGTCTGCCGGCAGAATGGAATACGTGGGTATCTATCCATAGATCCAGCCACACCAGACAATGCGCCATTAGCATACGTTGTGTCTGTGATATACAATTTCGCGAGATCAATTGCATGCTGCATTCTTTGCTCGGGCGTATTATGCCTTTGCTGGAGGACCCATTCGGAGAACACAAACGTCTTTGGTGTTTCGCTGAGCCAAGTGGCACCAGCTTTGATGGCAATATTCTTTGGAGAAGAGATTCCCATGTCAGCAAGACTTACTCCTCCGGTTCCTCTGCCAGTCATTGGCTTATCCGGCACTCTAGCAATAATCGCATCGAGCTGATCGGCTCCTGGATTATCCGAAAACTTTCCGGCAGTCGGAGATCCACTGGCGAAGTAATCCAGAATCGCCTTTTGTTGCTGTGTCACCCAGCGACGAGTGCCCTTGCCGCTCGGCATTTTCTGAATAGCTTCTCTCTCAACACCAGCCGCAAGCCCACGATTATCAGTCATCGTTGCGCCAGTTTCTAGCGCGTCGTATGTTTCGCGAGACATCTTCTGAGAGAAAACACCCTTGCGAAATTTCAGCAGAAGATTAGTTTCGTTATATTCGCGGGCATCGCCTGGCTCGAGTGGTTTGTATACATCCATATCTTCGTTGATCAGAAGATCATACGAATCGTGATCTAGGAATTTCCCAAGAAGATGTTCACACTCGTAATCGTGTGTCAAATGAACGATCTTTGTCATACACTCTCTCCAGAAAAGACATCATTATAACTTACAAAGTGTATATTACCACAATCAGGCATAGATGTCAAGTGTGTATTGTTTGGAAACGCAAATTTAAATTCACAGCCCTTATGATAATTCGTGAACCATCGCAGATATCGAACACGTCCAGGATTATCCATCGCACTCGCGCGAGTATCAGGACCATAGTTTTTTGATCCATGAAAGAGATTGGAAACCGACTGTTTGGCGTCTTCGATCAGAAAGTCGAATCCAAGACAGATCAGAATATCATGTCCCATCTTAATGGCTTCTGCCATAGCATTCATTCCGGCATTAGAACGTGGGCGATTTGGATTGCACTCCTCCGGTTCCCAGCGTTCCTCGAAAGGAGGAACAATGAACTTGTCTTTAGGAAAATCTGACTGTCTAATTTCGTTGATTATGCCGTCGTCGATCGCCACGAGATAATCGGGCATAAATTCGCGATATAACGCATTGCATCCGATAATAGTGCCAGCCCCTCGAAAAGTTTCTAGATCGAAACCCTTGCGCGAGGTGCCATTGCCGACAATGAGCGCAATCTTATCTGCCTTAAAGGAAGACACCTCTATTCTTCTACCGGCTTGCCGACTATTAATAGAAAAATAACGATGATATAATTAACCGCAGCAACAATTGTCCACACCCAACCAAATGACAAACTTGGCGCCAGAAACTCGAAGTTCATCATCGCCAATAACGTGCAAACAAGAGCTGTGAACAATCGATCAAGGTCGAGCCACCATTCAGTCTTCTTTTTCTTTTCCATCACCAATCCTTTGCTACGTCGGGGAACGCAATCTTAACTGCAGCCACAGAAATTTTCAGCGCCTTGTTCTTAACTCGGAGAACCAGTTCGGCATCTTTTGGCGCAATTGTTTCTAGAAATTCAATGAACAGGGTTTCTCGCGTCATCTGGCTTAGTTCGATACCTTCTACAGTATTGACGAAATACTTCAGTCGTCGAGCTTCATAATACAAACGACCTTCTTGATCTGTCCCTTCTGCGACTGGCTTATATGGCGGATTCGAACTCGGCAAGAGCCACTTTACATTTGGATCCAATGCTAATGTCAAAATTTCCTTAAGCGCAAACGAGTCATTCTTCATCAGAATCTCAGCTTGTTTTTGGGATTCTGTGTGTCCTTCAGCTTCTTCTAAGATATTTGCAAGAGATTGTTGCATGTTAAAACTCTCCAATTTTTTCTGCCAACTTTGCGAGCTTAAACTGTATAAAGTAATTTAGTATGCCAGAACGAGGCGCAGCTGTTAGTGTGTCGTATTTCTCACAACATTTTTCTTGAATTTTTTCTGGGATCTTTTGCAAATCAATGAGCATTTCATTCCGATGATAATTTCTGAGCATCTCCTCGTTGCAAAAATCCTTCAAATTCATAGTCACCCAACCCGCGAGCTTTACACGAGACACAGGGCGCTGACGTTTGTTCACTACGAACGTGTCATCTTCAGATAAAAAATTAGGGATGCCATCACCAGAATCACCAAGCATGATATGTTCACGCAAAAACCTCTCTGGGTTGTCATTAGTAATCAGCTTCTTCTGGATTGGAGAATATTGACTGACGTTGGCGTATTTCTGAAGCTGAATGAAATCTTTATCGCCGGAAAGAATGATGATCGGAACAGAATCATTTTTGTTGAGATACGTGCCATATTTATTGCATAGAGAGCCGATGATATCATCGGCTTCTGCATGTTCCACCTGAACAACCTTATATGGCATGTGATCACGAATTTCGTCCCGAATTCTATTAAGAATATCGAAAACGAAGTGCCAGTCGATGCTAGAAGCTTCACGAGATTTCTTGCGTGATGCCTTATAATGTGGGAACATCTGTTTGCGCCAATAATGGCGATCATCACAACAAATAACAAGTTCACCAAACTTCTCGCCGAATTTCATACGATATCCGCGAAGAGAATTGATAATCATGTGTCGGACCACAGCTTCTTCAACAACGCCATCATTCACGCTCAGATGCACCATGAGGTTAGAAATCTGAACCTGATTGAAGTCTACAAGAATAGCCATGTTATCTCACCTATATAGTCATCATTTTTCGGGTGTATTGATTGCTTTGATTAGTTGCGTTAATGCATCGCTAAGTGGATGAGGAATATCGAAATTCGTGTAAACAGTACTCCTCAAACATTCTATAGAAAAAGAATAGCGTTTTCTGAAATCATCTGAAGAAATGTCGATGCCATGGGCTGATAACTGAGCTGCAACATATTCGGCATAGTGATTGACGATTCGGTCGATATAGTTTTTTGTAGCAGAAATAGCAATTTTCTCTGTTGGAAACTGTTCGATAGAGCCGAGTTTGCTGGGGAACATAATTAAATTATTAGAACTCAATTTGTCGCCCGAAGTGCTAGGAACCACAATTAAATTATTATTAGAACTCATTTTGTCGCCCGAAGGATAATCGTAAACTCATTTATTCTACCATTACACGCAGCTGCCTTTGTACTCAATGCAGAAAATTTCTTGAAGGCTGTCTTCGCGTTATCTGAAAGCATAGTTGGCAGAAACTTTTCTGGTTTACGAATCTTCCTCTTCTCGGATGCGGTCTCGTCGAAATTGATCAGTGAAGTTCCCCTGACAGAGATACCTCCACGATCGATTGCAACATAACGAGACATGACGCAATATTTAGTATTGAACGTCCACACTTCTGACGCTCCAACCAGATTGACCGCATTGATCGACACAAGCTTCAGTGAAGGGTCGGATTTTTGGAACCGAATATTTTTCGTAATTTGATCCGCCGTCTTAACTTTAATTTTACGCAAAGTTGGAGAGCGCGACTTGCGTTGGTTAGAGGAAAACGTCTTGCAATCTTCGAGCATTGCATTTACGAATTTGAATAATGCCTGAATCTTTTTCTTAGAAAGATTGTGATAACCTTCGTTTATGTCAGGATCTTTGCCTTTGACTGCGAGAGCGAGTTCCTCAGCCAATGGCTTGAAGTGCTCGATTACCGAGTGCATATGAGCCGACTTAGCTTCCTTTCTGCGAAAAAGATCATAGAAAGAATATGAATTCTTGTATCCAGTTTCGGTGAAGGCATCGATCTGCTCGTCGATCTCGGCGATGTGCCCACCGCTGATCATTCGCATGCGATCCTGAATATCTATGATCGGAGAAAGAGCTTTCTTGGCGGAAATCTTTTCACGACCAATCTCTCGCAAAGCGTCGGTTTTCTTTTTTATGAAGCTGACTCTTTTCGCATTATGTACAACTCCACGGACATGCATCCGAAGAAGCCAAGCATATACAGGTGGGATTGCACTATCTTCAGCCGCAGCCAGTTCGCGCAAAGTTGTCTTGTCTGCCTTGATTTGCTTTAGATACTCATCAAGAAATTTGCGGAAATCAGAACGGCTGCAGTTGTAATTGTAGAAGGAGTATGCCTTCGCATAGTCAGATTCGGAAACGATAGATGCTGGGTCGGGTTCCTGACCGTAGGCTTTTTCATCTAAAGTATTAACCACAATCTTCTTCACTGCCAACACCTCATATTCATCATGAACGAAACTATATTATAGCCTATATGCCACGCAATAGATATATCTAAATTATGTTGCAGTAACAGTCACTTAGCTAATTCTTCTAGCAATAAGGTCCACTGCTGTGCTCGAAGATCCCAGGAATAGAAATTATCGAAAAAAGATTTCTGGTAGTTTCGCTTGTTTTGATTCGACTCATTCCAGTAGTTATGAATAACGCCAACCAGGACGTTCGCGAACAGATTAGCATGCTTATTGTTATTCTCGTTAAGCCCATACATGGTAGCAAAATTGGCACAAGTTTCTGGAAGTGCACCATAATTGGAACACACAACTTCACATCCAGCACTCATAGCCTCGATCACCGAGATGCAAGAAGTCTCTGGCCAAATGTTCGGATATGCGTATATGTGCGCCTTCTGCAGAGCCTCACGAACAACTGTATTGGGTTGAAATCCGTGGTATGTGATATTCGGATTCTGTCTGCACTTATCAAAGAGTGCCTGATATTCCTTGTCGCGATCTGGCCAGCCATACGCATTGAATGAGGAGAAAACGTCGAGGTGAAGATTGGGAATCTGTTTGTTAACCGCCTCGAACACCGGAACCAAAAGTTCCAGACCACGATGTGGAGTGGTATGATAGATGAGGCGAAGGACATCATCCTTTGGCTTTTCATGAGAAGGAATAGGAACAATCGCATTCTGTAGCACAAATCCGTCACCGTATGGAACATCGCGACCAATGTTGAATGTGGCTTGTTGATAATGTGAAACGAAAATGAGCTTTGCGAATTTGGCTCGATTGGCAGCGATCGAAAGGTGAGAACTTTCTTCGTCGTCCCACGTATCGTGAAGATACAATATATTTTTTTTATCTTTTCTAAGGTTTTTCTCACGAAATCGAGAACAGATAATGTTGAAATTATTCATCAGTTCCGGGTCTATTCTTTCGCGCAATCCCTTCATCATCATTTCGGTTCCACCCATAGCCCCTATATGCGCATATGTTCCATCTAAGGCTGGTTCGATAAACTCAATCTCTTTTTCTTTGTTCATACCACTGATATTCAGTTTTGTCACGCAATCACCTCTGTCACAGAATCGATACGGAACGAACGCCATCCCTTACTATCTATATCCCAAACCGCGAGCACGTTTGCATTTTGTTTAGTTTTATGCTCTACGATGTTTGTTTGTGGCGGAAGATGATCCGAATGTAACGTGCAGTTCATGACACGTTCATCACCATTCACCTTCGTGAACTTCACAATAATCACACCCTCGCGCGCACGAGCAGCAATCAATTCCTTATCGAAAGTCATCACCAAATCCTCCAGAAGTGTTTTCAAGTTGAGTTTCAAGATATTCTATAAGATCATTATAGTTCATAAAGATATGATCGTCCAGCAATATTTCACCTTCCTTTCCCAAAGACCAGAAATTGTTGTCTAGTTGCGTGATGTCCTCTTTTCTTTCTGTTCTAACGATTTCTAAAATTCTCTTATATTCAGACCAAATCATCATCAACTCCAAAGTTGTATCTTTGAATCATATTCTATAATATTCCTAGCCTAAATACTAGCTAATAATACTATTGTGATTACAATTATTTAGCTAATTCATGAGGTGAAAGATGGATCAATGGTTAAAGTTGATTGCGGATGTGGGATTCCCTATTGCCGCAGCGTGTGTGGGTGGATACTTGGTATTTCTCACGATGAAATTCATTCTGGCTGGAGTTATGAGCAATGTTAAGGGTTTGTCTAATATTATCGTTGCGTTAGACAATCGCGTGAAAACTATGAACTCTGACGTTATCCGTATTGATACAATGGTTTCAACAGCTCTAGGTGTTAATCCAGACATAGATCGCATGTCTAGAGCAGATGGCAAGATAGACGCTAGAAAGGATTAGGGATTCATGTATGAGTATAAATGCCGTGTGAATAAAGTGTTGGATGGTGATACTGTTGATATCGATCTAGATCTTGGGTTCAATATTATTTTATCATCGAAACGAGTGCGCATGGCTGGCGTCGACACCCCAGAATCGAGAACTTCTGACAAAGAAGAAAAGCCTCGTGGTCTTTTGTCTAAGAAGGTTCTTTCAGAAAAGCTCCCTATTGGTTCTTGGATTAAAATTAGAACAATGAATCCGAATAATAATGACGATAAGTTTGGGCGTATTCTAGGCGAATTTATCTTGGATGATGGCGTGAACGTAAATGCGTGGTTGATCGAAAATCATTATGCTGTACCATATATTGGAGAAAATAAGGTTTTGGTGCGAGATCAGCATCAAGCCAATAAGAAAATTCTTATCGCAAGAGGAGAGTTGAAGGAGTAGTAGAATTTGGAAAATTTAGCAGAATTACTGAATAAGTATGGTTTTCCAATTGTATCTTCTTTAGGTCTTGGGTATCTCGTATACTATGTATGGATCTGGGCAACGATAGAAATCAAGCCTGTTCTCGGGGAAGCGTCTTCGGTTCTCTTGGCGTTGATTGACAGAATTCGCATGTTAGATAATGACTTGATTCGGTTGAATCAAAAACTCAATATAGCATTACAGATGCGTAGCAAAAAGCTCTGATCTTAACTTTTAATAATAGTTGGAGAATCAAATGGATACGTTCGGAAACTATATGATGACAGAGGCTAAGGATAATCTTGGTCATGGCTCCGAGAATCATGTTATTACCTTTGGACGTATGAATCCACCCACTTCCGGTCACGAACAGGTCGTAAACAAGGTCAAGTCGATAGCTTCAGCAAATAAGGCGTCACACGAGGTTATTCTTTCTGGATCTCAGGATGCCAAGAAGAATCCCCTCACTCCAGAACAAAAGAAGAAGCATGCTTCTCGGGCATTCCCTGCAACAAATATCACAGTGTCTGATAAGGCGCACCCAACTTTCCTGCATCACATGGCTCGAATTCACAAGGGTGGAACAAAGAACCTGCATGTTGTGGTCGGTTCTGATCGCGTAAAGGAATTTCACGATCTAGCTCACAAGTATAATGGCGTTGCAGGAAAGCACGGTCATTATAACTTCAAGTCAATTACGGTTCACTCGGCTGGCCAACGCGATCCAGATGCTAAGGGTGTTTCTGGAATGTCAGGATCAAAGCTGCGCTCTCACGCGAACGCAGGAAACTATTCTGAATACAAGAAAGGCGTGTCGTCACAAATGAGTGACAAACACGCCAAGGAAATGTATGATCATATCCGAAAGGGTTCTGGTCTAAACTGACAGGAGAT